GTAAGGTCAATACAGTAGTACCAGCAACGGCTGGTTCTTGTAATGTAACGCTACCTGAAGTTGAGCCTTGTAAGACAATAGACATTATTTACTCCTTTTGTATATTTTAGTGGTTTTCATCTTACAATACCACCCATCTTTGACCGCTAGGCACAGTAACAGTAATACCTGCATTAATGGTTATTGGGCCAACACTTGACGCATTTTTGTTTGTAGTTAGCGTGTAATTTGTAGTAACAGTTACTCCGTTTTCCACGAACACTTCATCACCGCCGCCACCTGTAGCACCACCGCCTAATTGACCCCATGCACCGCCTTGGTAGCCCTCAAACTGTGAGGTTGTAGTGTTATAACGAATCTCTCCATTTACAGGGCTTACGGGGCGTTCTGCTGTAGTTCCTTTTGGAATCAGCATAAACCCTGTGCCACCAAATGTGGGGTTTACAAATGCGGCTGTAAATTGCGTGTATTCAATAGCATCACCAGCTACAGAGCCAGCGACTAAATTAACAATCTTGTTCGTATTTAGGTCTAAGTTCCCTGTCATTGGAGTTTGACCATCTGCCGCTACTGAATCCGTAAGGGCGGCAGCCAAGTCATTCATGGTGTTATTAGCCCATGTACTCGATATAGTTGTGCCTGTTACTACGGGATTACCCGCAGGTAGGGAATATGTGCCTGACCCGTTTCTACTCATTTTTGCTTCCTTTTTTCAATTCTTCAGCCATTTTACTAGGCGAATAATTAATGGATTCTTGAACTTGCTTCTTTAATTCTCTATTTTTTATCATCTCTGCGGCAGTTTTTGCACCTAAAACTTTAGGAATTGGGAACTTACCTAGTGCGTCTAAACCACGAATAATGGCACTACTACTATTGGAGTAGTTTGCAGCACCTTCTACTGTAGTGTTAATGTTTAAGGTTGTTTCTAACAGATTGCGAATCTCTTGAGCACCTTTTTTACCAAATAAGTAGTCAAGTTTGCCGTCTTGGTCTAGCTCTGTAACGATTGCTTTAAACCGAGCAGGCGAAACAACTGGATTGCCCAATATATCGTTTTTGGTTGATTTCGTTACTTCGTCTTTAATGTATTGTATTGTTTGACCTTTTAACTCATTGAAAGCGTCAAGCCCTTCTTTGCCTGATTTTTTCAATACATAACCAATAGCACGAACATCATCTAACGAACCATCTAAAATGCTGTGCTTAAATACATCTTCAAATGCAACCATTCTGTCTTTGCTATAACCTTTTTTGGTACTAAGCAATTTATCAACATAACTAGAATTTTCGTATTTGTTAGCTAATTGTGTTCTTAATTTTTTAGCCGTTTGATACGCTTCACCACCTTTGTTGGCGGTAATCTGATTAATAATGTTTTTCATTTCAATAAAATGTTTTGGAGAATTAAAGTCATAATTTTCATTAATAACTTTATAAATATCTTCCAAAGCATTGATTGGCATAGCACCAGTTTTATTTAAGTCATTTCTAGCAATTTCTTCGTCAACCACATCAAGTATTGGAGATAATTTTGCCCTTACTGTAGGGGCTTGTTTTTGAATGTAAGCTGTAAGAGGTGAATAATCAATAGGGTCTTGCATTGCACCTTCAACTCGTGCTTTTTCGTAAGCCGCCCTAACCAAATCAGCATCTTTGTCGTAGCTTTTTTGCAATGCTTCATCTACAACCTTACCAACTTTTCTTAAATTAAAGAACTCTTTGTTTGTGGCATCAACATAAGCATCAAAGTTTTGCAAAATAGCTGCATTTCTGCCAGCTTTAGCTTCCAATAATGGTTTTCCAATGGTTTCAGGATAATTCTTGGCAGTTTCAATTTCAAATGCTTGTTGCCCAAAATCTTTAGTTGCTTCGCCTTTAGATAATTGAATAGGCACTCTTAATTGTTGTGCCATTTGGCTTCTAGTAACTGCTTCAGGGGCTACGGCAGCACCTACACCCGACATTGTGGGTTGTGGCTCTTTGCGTAATGCTTGGGCCATTCTTGGAACTGTTTCTTGCACAGTTTGACCCATTTGGCGAACTTGTGGGGGAGTTCCTTGAGCCATACGAGCATAACTAGGAATCATGCCTGTAGGCAATACTGGTGGCAATTTAGACGCTTCAAACGCACTACCAATGCTTTGCAATATGTCTTGGCTTACAGGGCTTGTAGGTTGATATTGAAAACGCTGAGCAAATTCAGGGCTATCAACACGCTTGCTAGTGTTTTGTCGTATGTTTTCTATAGCACCTGCACCAACACCTAAAAATGGTGCAACAGCCCCAGTAACTAAAGTTGCAGGCACTTCATACAAAGCTTGTACATTTTCCATCATTGTGCGTTTTGGCTTAACAATGGGTGGATTTGGTACTTGACCAACAACAGTAGGCACATCGCCACTAATGATGTTGCCTTGACTGACAGCTAAATAAGCATCAGGGTCAAAACCTTTAGCCACATTTGATGGGGCTGTTGTTGGTTTTGAAGCTAAATATTTATCGGGGTCAAATGCCATTATTCAATCCCTAATCGACTCTTAATTGCAGGTGTACGCTTGTCATTGGGGTTTTTAAGCACAAAGTTAAATGCTTCTAAATCTGCACCTGACAAGGTTTTTCTAAACTCTGATGGTGACATGGTTTCAGCACCCAAACCTCGTGTACCACCTAAAATATTCTTTCTAGTTACAGGGCCAGTAACATCAATGCTTTCCCATTCACCATTTGGATAGTATTTTCTATTTAAGTTAATCATTTCTTGTACTGCGGCTAATCTTGTAGCAATAGGCTTGTTTGCGTTACCTAAATCACCTGCTGCTGCTTGATACAAAGCAGTATCTTTGTCAGATTGTGGGCCTTCAAAGCGTGGTACTTTAGATGTCAGTTTTGTGCCCAAAATTGTAAGAGTTGCATCTGTTTTAGATGCTTCACCACCACCGCCAAAGAACTCTCTAGTTCCAGTAACAATGTTTTCTAAACGACCTGAACTTGGTTTACCTGAACTTAATGTTTCTGCCGCAGACTTTAACAAACCAAAAGAATCTTTGGCGTTGTCAATGTTGGCTCGTAGTTTTTTGTTAAATTCAGCATTAGCAGCCCTATTTTGCTCATTAGTTAATGTTGGGTCAGGTACATATTGTTCAATCTGACTTGGGGCAAACTTAACATCTGCTTTAGGTAAATTAACTTGTCCAGTTTGACCACCGCCTTGTGGCATATTAAATTGTGGCATAGTTCCTTGTGGCATATTTACTTGACCACCGCCCAAATTTACGCCAATACCTCTGTCACCAAGTTCAGCAGCTTTAAATTGAATATTTGCTCTTTCGTAAGCAGTCATTTCAGGCTTAACACCGCCAACTTGGAATGTAGATATTGGATTGGTGGCATTAACATCAATAACGCCTTCACGCACACGCCCTGTTTTTTCGTCAGTAAACGATGCTTTTTCCCATTTAGGCCCTTCGGTCAATTTCTTCAACGCAACTGCTTGTAATGCAGGGTTGTAAGCAGTAGAACCAAATAAATATGCAGCTTGTGGGTCAGCAGGTACAGCAGGATTAATCATTTGACCTTTGACATTTTCATAAGTTTCAGTAGGTATATCAGGCCCATAAGTAGCTTGTTTACCACGCAATAAATCTTGGTATTGTTGAGATTCACTAGCGTATTGTTGACGCAATGCTTTAGCCAAATCAGCTTGTGCTTTATCACCTTTTTCGGCTAACTTCATACCTGCATAGCTTTGCAATAAAGGTGATGCGTACTGAAAAAAGCTAGGTGCAACATAACGCCCACTAACCATTTGACCTGACGGCATAGATTGACCCTGTTGCATTAGCAACTGAGCCATCTGCTGTTGGCGGTTTAAGGCTTGTTGTTGCTGTAGGATTTCAGGTGGTAAGTTACCGCCTACATTAATCATGGGTTGTGCCATATTAGAACTCCTGTGCCGCTAACATTCTGCTTTGTTGCGAATACGGGTCTGTACCATATTGCTGAGAAACATTGTATTGGGTATATGGGTTATAAGTTCCCATGCCACCCATTTGTACATCTCTAGCGTTAATTTGTTCTTGTGTTTGTGGCTTGCGTAGGGCATTTGCCATAGCTAATTGGTTATACCCAGCACCAACCTGTTTGCCATCAACAGTCATACCCGCTTGATTAGTCAAATTCATGCCTTGTTGCATAGCCTGTTGTTGCATGGCTTGTTGTGCGGCTATGTTTTGCATATACGGGGATAAACCACCTAAATCTTGGGTTTGTGGCATCTGTTGAATGTAAGGGTTGTACATATTCATGGTAATAGTCCGTAATCTACGACTTTATAGCCGTCATCTAGGGTTTTAACTGCGTATGGGAATACTTGCTCTACTTCTTGTGCCATTACACCAACATGGATGCCATCACCTGCTAATGGATGTGACTTGATTTCATCAACATATTCAAAGCTATAAAGGGTTAAGCCGTTAGGCATTACGCCTACAGGTTTAATGTTTTCTTTTAGTCTTATATCTGACATCATCATGGCAGAACCACCTAAACTAAATAAACCTTGATTAAGGTTAGCTTGGGCTGCTTGTTTAGCGTTAAAGTCACCCATTTGGGCGTTGTATCCCATCTGTGCTGCACCTAATATATCAGGGCCTGCGGTAGTGGCTTGTTGGGCAGAATTAACAAATTGTGGGCCTTGTACCTGTGCCCCTGTACGAACCGCAGATAGGGTGTTTAATGGCTCGTTTCTAAGGTAGGCTTGCTCTTGCAAGGCAGTCTGACGGGCTTGCTGACCAACACCAAAACCTTGCGTTGTGGCGGCAGCCAATAGGTCATTTTCACGCTGGGCTTGTTGCATCATGGCTCGGTCATACGCTGTAGAGCCAATGTCAATACCTTGATTTGCTAATCGTTGCTGTAATTGCTCACGATTTTGTTGTAATTGTGGGGCAAGCCTTTGCATATAGGCTTCTTGGTATGTTTGGCTAGGATTAAACCCTGTGCTTGGTAATTTGCTTGTATCAAACGGGGTTTCGAGCATATTCTCGACATAACCCAACCCTTTGCCTGCTAATTGACCTAAACCGATGCTTGTTTGATTTTGATAGTCTAAAAGTTGTTGTTGGGCAGGGCTTAAAGTCTGAGTAGCAGTCCAAGTAGGATTGCCGTAAGGGTCTTGACCAGTTACAGAATATTCTAATCTGCCATAGGGTGTAATTTGATTAACACGATTAGCCGCAGTTGCAGCTCTAGCCGCTTCTAAGTTACCAGCAGCCGTTTCTTGTGCAGCAGCCCTGTAATCAGGAGCAGCAGGGGCACTCGGAGCAGGCCCTAATCCTAAAAATCCACCACCACCCATACTATTCTCCCTTGTTTAAAGAGCATCGGATGTTAAGAAACCGACACTCCTCTTTTCTCATAGCCATAATTACCAAATCACCACTCATGTGGGCATCAGGTATTTCAGCTACAACCTTAAAGCCCAAATGTCGGTTTAACTTTAGGGCTTCTGTGTTATCAGCACAGATTTGCCCTAGTATAACGCTAACTCCTAGTTTATTAAAGGGGTAATCAAATACTGCCCATATAAAATCTTTACTAGCCCAGTTCTCACCAACGCTACCAATGTGAATTTCACAAGCCTTTGGCATAAAGTTGGTATATCCTGCCACCGCTACCAAATTGCCGTCTTTTAACTGCCCAATACATTGGGTGGTTTCAGGTAGGGGAAAATTGAGGATTCTGACTAGCCATTCCCCCAAATAGCGTTGATTTTCAGTTGTAACAGTCCTCACAGTACCCCGCCACGCTCCATTACAAAGTCAGTTGATGCCCAATGAAATTCAATACCTTGCGATGCCACATTCAGGCTAATTGAGCCTGCATAGCCTATTCCTGTCACGCCTTGCCATGTTTTTGTAACCACTAAACCACCGCCCCAGTTGGCGTTATCCCATGTATCTAAGTCCCATTCACCAGTTTGTAAGATGGCGGGGTTAAAGGATATTTGACTAGTAAGTTCTACAGTATCAAAATCGGTGCTTAAACCGCATAAAACAGTCGGTAAGCCGTTATCGGTCTGTAGGATAGGGCGTACCATAGTGAAGCGTTTTTGTTGCCCCCTAGACTCGAAATACGAGTAGGCTTGTTGTACAAACCCTTTAATATTCGTACCTGCATCGGCAAAAGTATCGTAAAACTTGCCTACAAAGCCCGTAGCCCCAAAATACATATCGTCACCGCTAGATTCCCAACAATTAGCGTTCAAATTGGTAAATCTTCCCCATGATTTTGTAATATTGTGCATTACATATTGCTCAGAACCCCCTGTTACGGGGATATTGACAATCAACATATTGAATTTAGCAAAATAATTCATCTGCCAACCATAATTATTGGCGTAATTATCAGCCGCTTGGCTAATAGCGTAAAAAATCTTGTCAGTAATATTGACTCGTGGGTCTAAACGAGTAGATTGCAAGCCTGCCGATAGGGGTACAAGACCATCTTCGGTCAAAAGTAGGATGTCACCACCAAATTTAAACACGCATTTACGGGCAAAAGTCTGTCCGATGTTCCAAATACCTACCAAAGACCAATCTGTAGGGTCGGATGGGTCAGAACCCTTGTAAACAGCGACTTCTCCGTTACTTGTAACGAATACGGCTAGGTCATCGACCCCGTAGCCAGCGTCAATAGTCCAAGTTCCCATCGCTTGTAGGTAGCCACCCTTTTTAAAGATGCCACCAAGAGGGAATTCGCTAACTGCCCCATTAATACTATCAACAGGCAAGTACCAAAAAGACAAACTATTCTTCTCTACAAAGTACAGACGCTCTTTAAACAAGTTTACATAAGCAAATGTATTAGAGTTTTTACCTGTAATGTAGTAATTAATCGTATAAGTGCCAACTGTGGTCGCATCACCGCTTGGGGCAGTAGCCATCGTATAAGTGAGGGTCGTTCCACCCGTTACAGTAATGCGATAAGTTCCGTTAAATTCGGCAGGAATAGCCCCTGCGACTGTTATGGTGTTACCTGTAACAAGATTGTGGGCACTTGCTGTTGTTAAGGTAGCGGTTAAATTGCCTGTACCACCCCTAGTAATGGTAGAAATAGTCTGTGCGGTATTTGTTGTGGCACTTCTTGACCATCTTGTACCATCATAAACGACCATCGGGTCAACCCCGTTGACAGCAGGCATAAACGAGCCACCAGCCGTTGTAATCATGGAATGAATCCACTTACCATCGGTGTTACCAGTAAGACTAGCAGTAGCCGTAGAGGTGCTTGCATCGTAAATAATCGTAGAAGTAGATGCGAACAGCTTACTACTTGTTGGGCTACTGTAATTCATTAGCGATAAAACCGCCCCAGCTATACCTGTTGAATACTTTGAATAGCCTTTTCTAAGCGTCACATCCGTAGGTGTAGGAAAGAAATTGACCATCTGAACCGCATCTAAAGGATTCATTTCTGCCAAAGAATCCCTAGCGTTCCAACCCCCAATGGGGGATGGTAAGGAAGCTGTAACTGCCCGTCTTTGTTGAGCTACAGCCATGTTTAAGTTCCGTAGCCAGTATCAGGAATGTTAGCGTAACCAATAAGCACCTTCGTTGGGTATGGTGCAAACGACAGGTTAGCAGAGCCTTTATCGTTGGCTTTAGCGACATTCAGATAGCGGAAATAGTCTTGTTGCAATGCAGTAGTATCAAATCCTTTTATTTGGAAATATTTAAGTTTTGTGCTTAGAACCAATACTGTATCGTCAAATATGGTCGTATCCGTATCAGCCGTAAAGCTATTCTTTACTTGGTCGGTGGCACTTCTAGCCCAACCTTTTGAGCGGTATTCAAAGCCTAAATACTCTTGTGTGTTATATGGTGGCCAAATTTGGAACTTATCGCCTAGAATACGCCACCTAATGCGTGGGCCTGTTGAGATATAACCCGACTTTAGCCATTGCCATTGTTGAGCATCTTCAGGCCCAAGCATCTGCCAATGCTTTGTTTTGTCCCAATGCGTATTGTCTGTAATGGTTTCAAAATCAGTGGGTAACGGATACTTAGTCTGTGAAAAGGTAAAAGTCACATCTACATAAGTTCCACTAGCCAACTGGCTCATCACAATAGTCGATAAGTTTGTGCCTGAGTTGTAAGTTACGCTTGACACATAGGTATCTTGGTTAATCCCTTCGCCTGTAATGGAATAGTTGCCGTTTAGGGCGGTAGCGTCACCAGTAACAATAATGTTATAACTTTGGTTGCTAACTGTAGAGCCTACAAAAGTTACGGCATCGGTGTAAAACCGATACTCCAACTGTAAGGCTTGCCAATCATATTCCTTAACCAAGTCGTAGCCAGCACGATTCATCAGGGCTAGAACTTGTTGTACATCTTGATTGGTATTACCCGCAACATAGGTAGGAATAGCAAGGTTTAACTCGCTAGTGGTCTGTTGCACGAGTTGGAGCATCGTTGATGACATAGTTTAGGCTTCCTCTACGCTTTTCTTTTTGCGGGGTTTCTTTTCACCAACTGCCGCAAGTATAGCCGCCATTTGTTCTTGCATTAAGGCGAGCTTCGCATCAGTTTCAGCCTTGATTTTAGCAGTTTCCTCGTCTTTTTTGGCAAGTTCTTGCTTTAACTGATTAATTTCTTCAGTTCGTTTTGTGGCTTCTGCGGTTTCTTCGGCAAGGTTTAAAAAGGTTCTAGCCTTATCCCTAAAGGCGTGGGGTGACATACCAGCAATCATGCCAATGCGTTGAAGCTGTAAGTCCGATGCGTTAGCGATGGATTCGACTGTCATAAACTTGATACCCCGTAGCTCTTGGGCTTGGGATTGGCTAATTAAAGTCCATTCCTCTACAGGCGTTCCAATCATCTCGCTACTAGTGTCTTGTGTAGCCTGATATTGAAGCCATTGGCGTGGAAAACGCTGTTTGTGGCTATTCTGTGCATAGGTGTCAATCTCTGTAAGGCTGTCACCAGCGACCATAATGCGTACAAAGTCATAATCTTTGAATATTGGTCTGCCTGCTTCGTTTGATTCATGCTCTAGTTTGACTGCTCGCTTATAAAACTTAACTGCCAAACGAGAATCTGCGTCTTGCATATCGCTATCTATTGCCATTTTAAAACTCCCAAGTGGTTAGGATACTGCGGTTAAAAAAAGAAAAAGGAGCTACCCCATTACGAGATAGCCCCTTGTTTTTACTACAATTTTTGATTAGACGCTAGTAGCAGCAAACCAACCAAAGTCACCGCTTGCCATCGATTCTGCTGACAAATATGTGCCACCTGATGCGGAAGCAATAAATGTAGAAGCGTTGATAGAGCAAGTTGCGGTAGATGCACCGATAGCAGCACCAGCTTTAGCAAACACATAACGCTTGCCGTCATTACCAAAAGTCTGAGTCCCTAATGGGCCAAACTGAGGAATGTCAATAGCGGTAGTGCCGTTAGTGTACTGAAAGCTGTCAGGTGTGACGCTGTTTAAATCAACCCCTGCAATGGGGAGTGTTGAGTAAGCCATGATTATTTCCTTTACTTAATTAGGTGGTCAAAATACCCTGCAACTGTGCGTTGCTGGTGGTTAAGTTACCTGCCCAACCATAGAGTTTAACAATCGCATCTTGGTTGATGGCTTGACGCTCACCACCGATAGGTACGAAATTACGCTCTTTGTGTGGACGGAAGAAAATGTAGTTGGTGTTCAAGAGATACATATAGTTGTCATTCTCTTGTTGACCAATACCGCCACCGAGTACTACATCAGCAGATGTACCACCGCCGTAGAACTTGAGGGATGCGAAACCTGCTGCACCACTTTCTTCGGTAGTAATACGCTGAATTGCTTGCAATGCACCTACGAAATACTGATATGCGGTGTTACCAGCAATGTACAGGTCAGCTTTGTCTGTACCACGAACCTGCTTGATGGCAGCTTCTGTCATCTTTGCAAGAGTGTTGGTAGAGAGCAAACCAGTAGTTACTTGGTTACGCCAGAAAGTCCAGTTAGCACGATTGATACCGCCATATGTGCCTGTAGATGGGGAAGTTGCAACGGCAGCAGCCAAGCCGTCAATGTTCTTACCGCCATTACCAGTACCATCGCCATACAAATCGCCTGAAATGCGGTTCAAAAGACGAGCTTCAGAAACTTGCATACGACCATCTAACAGGTCAATGATTGCTTCTTTGCTTGAGTTTTGGAGCATCTCTAAACCGCTCATTGTTACAGCAGCAGCGTACTGAGCAATCTTAAATTGGGAGGCCGAGATGGGGCTATCAGGGGAAATATTAAGCACTTCATAGCCCGAATAGCTGTTTGCGTTGTTAGTGTTTGGGTCGTTGTACATGATTTCTTCCAAAATCACATTACCACCCGAAAATGGGCGTACATTGCCCTTAGAGTTAAGTCTTTGCAGAATCGCATTGTTCTGCGTTAAGTTATCAGCCAATTCACCGCTACGACTTTGAATGGTGGTAGCGATAATATCGGTGATTGCTGAGTTAGCAAATGCCATGATATTTCCTTTTTAAGTTAATTAAAGCCTACCGCTCTCTGCTTCGGTCATTTGAGCCATCAGTAGAGAACGCCTGTCCTTTGCTTCGACTTTCGCTTGTGTTCCGTTAGGAGTAACGGATTTTGGGCTAACAGCCGTTGCTTTGGCTCGTGCTACTTGTTGTGCCTTAGATGCTTGCTTTGTAGCGTTGCTCAGGAGTTTTTCCTGTTCCAACCTAAAGGCTTCATCGTTCATACGCACAGCTTTGGCATAAGCCGTTTCAAGGTCTTGGGCCTTACCTAGCTCAAGTAGTTGAGCCATTTCTTCCCTAACCATATCAAAGTGCGGAAACCGCTCTCTGTCACTTCGTACTCGCTCAATCTCATTATTCAATCGAGCTTGTTCTTCTTGCTCAAACCGCCCTTTTATCGTGCTAACCTCTTGATTAACTTGATAAAGTTGTTGCATTAACTGTTGAGTATATGCGTCAACTGGTTGTTGCGGTTCGTTAATTTGATTTAAGTTTACTCCATAATCTTGTGCAAGTCTATGAAACATCTGCACTTTCTGTTCATGGGGAGCTTTGGTCAGAATCATGTGTGCCCGACCTAAGTTGTTTATCCATGCGGCAGGGTGGATTCCTTGTGCTTGGAGTTCGGGGACAAACGGGGTAATTGCTTCCTCAAGAGCCTTTGCTCGTTCCGCTTCCGCTTTATATACGCTAACGCCTTTTTTAAACTCGTTCTCTCTTTGGTTAAGGTATTCAAGATGTTTTTTTCTTTCTTCAGGTGTAAGTGTTTCTCCGTTAGCTATCTTATCCCATAGAGGTAAAAGGTCTTTCTTCCAAGTCGTAGGCTTTGGTATATCGCCAATCTCAGGCTGTTCTTCGGGCTGTTCGGGTTCAACCTCATCTTCTGCAACAACCTCAGCGACTTCTTCCTCTGCCACCGCTTCATCTTTAGCGACAAACTGTCCCTTCTCATTGCGAGCAGGTTCGTCTTGAGGTACTTCCTCTTGCACTTCCTCATGTTCTTCCTCTACGGGTTTACCCTCATCTTGGGGTTCAAAAACATCTTCTAACGCTGCTTCCAACATCTCTCTGCGGTCTGCCATGATTACTCCTTAACGATAGTTTAGTTTGGCGTAAGCAAGCTCGGCAATCTTGCGTTTACGGGTTTCTTGGTCTTTACGGCTTAATTCCACAGGCTTGTGCTGTATGGGTACATCGTTGCCTAATTCAATCATGCGGTGCTGTTTAAGGTGGTTTCTGTGGTGACTACGGCTACTAATCCAAGTGCCATCGACCTGAGATACATAGCCTTCAATGTCTGACATGACCATTGGTGATTCTTTGGCGGTCATTTCTTGCTTTTGTTTCCATGCTTCTTCGGCTTCAGGCGTACCAAGCGTAAATCCCCAAAAGTCTAGGTACTTTTCTTTGTCTGATTTAGTTACGACATGGTTACTTTCAGAGTATCCGCACTTAGGGCAAATCATCACATTCTCCTTATTAACTCAGGCACTTTGTCGTATTCGTGGGGTCTTAAAGCCACTATAGAATCGTACCAACGCCCATTTTTCCAACGCCAACATACAAATTCTTCTTTAGGCAAAAGCACAATAGTCTTGATTCCTAACGCCCCTGCAAGGTGGGCAGTACCCGTATCGACTGTCACAATGCCTTTACAGGCTTTCATGTGTTGGGCGGTTTGCATCCAGTTCTTTTTCCAACCATCGTTAGGTAGGGGGTGAAATGGCCCTTCGCTCTTAGGGTTTAAGGAATAGCAGTTATCCCCCGTCAGTTTGAGCATTTCTCGACTATCTATGGATTTAATGTAATACAAAGACTTGCCCGATGCTTCCCAGTTCACCCCAATCTTTGCAGGAATATTGCTAGGCGTAGCTTCCAAATAGCCTTCTGAACCAACAATCTTTTTAGTAGTAATCGGAAATAGACTTTTAACATAGGGTTGGCTGTGTGATATGTAATGGGGCAAAGACATTGAGCCAATCCAATAATCAGCTTCGGGGGCTTCGCCTTTATCGATTTCGTTGGTTATGACATCAATACATTCCATCTGTCCGATAAGGTAGTGCAATGAGGATTCTTGTAAAACAATAAGTTTCTTAGCCCCCATGACTTTTAAGGCAGGCAAAAAGCGATAGAACTGCAATACATCGCCAAAGCCTTGTTCCATCTGCACTACGATGGATTTGCCTAGTAGGGATTCCCCACGCCATACAGGGATTGAGAGGGCAGGCGTATAGGGTGTTGACTGCTCCCCCATAATTTCTTTATGCCATCTGTATTCAAAATGCCTAAACCCCGCTTCATAACGCCCTGCGTGTAAATGGTCGTAGGCTAACTTGTATAGGGCTTTTATATCAGTAGTAATATGCTTTCCTCGTCATCTAGTTCTGCTTTGCGTTTAGCTTCTAGGATAACGAGTTCGGTCTTTAACCTTGCTACCTCTTGCCTATTAGCAACCGCTTTTAGCAGGTTGTTTCGTTGGTTCTCAAGGTAGGCAATAGACTGCTCTAGTTCTGTAGTATCAACTGGCGGTGTACCAGCCTTAACCTCTTGAATAGATTGTAGTTTATTTTGTTTCTGTTTAGCAACAATTTTTGGTGGGTCGATTGCATCACGCAGTTGTTGTTTTCTGCGTATTTTGGCTTCATGTTGGGCTTTGTACAGAGCAAGCTGTCTAGCCCTAATCTTTGCATCTAAGCGTTTAGCTCTACGGATTTCTTCAGGTGTAAAGCCATCATGGGTATCTATGCCCGATGGCGTTGGTGATATAAATATTTGAAATGCGTTGTTTTGAAACGCATTAGCTTGGAAAGCAGTTTGAAACATTAGAGAACAACCCAGCGTGACCCACTAGAAACTGTGACTGTTACGCCAGCCGACAGCGTTACTGGGCCTGATGACATTGCGTTATCCGTAGATGGGATGGTAAAGCTAGTGCCAATAGTCTTGCTGTTAGTCACAATTCCGTTACTAGCCCTCTGAACTGGGGCGGTTTGGGTAGTGCCATCAAAGGTCAGGTTAGCCGATTGGTTAGGCGTTGTCGTGCCTTGACCAAAAGGAATATAGGTTGATGTGTAAGTAAAGGGGGCGGCTTTATTGTTAAAAGTAGTCCAATCCGCAGAACTTAACGCACCTCGATTGGTAGCTGATGCGGTGGGCACATTCAAAGTAATTACAGGGGTTGTCGTGCCATTAGCTACAGTAGAACTTAGGTCTGTACCTGTCGTTCCAAGAGTTAATGCGGAAACGCTTGTTACTGTGCCAACATATTGGTCGTTGCTAGTAATAGTAAAGTTAGGGTAAGTACCTGAAATACTTGTAGTGCCAGCACCCGTAAGGCTAACAGTTTGGTCGGGAGCGGTGTTCGTTACAGTAACGCTACCAGTAGAACCCGATACGGATATGCCTGTACCAGCAGAGAGAGCGGTTACACCAGCGTTTGCAATCGTAACCGACCCTGCACCCTCAGTAATCGTAATACCTGTGCCATCGGTTAGGTTAGCGTTTTTCCATACGCCTGTTGGGGTAGTGGTAGCGTCATAAATTAAGACATTACCGCTTTGGGGCGAGGTTATCTGTACATCATGCAATTCGTCTAGTTCGTAGCCGTTGTCAATCTTGACATAAATAGACCCAACTATGTTATCGACACGCTCAACCCAACCAATAACTACAAGTTGGTCGGGGGCTTGGGGTTTGGTAGTAGTGACTGCACCAGCAGTTGTGGGCGATAAATAGACTGTTGCCCCTGCTGTTAAGCCTGTGGTGTTTAGTTTGTACAAAGCACCTGATACGATAATGAAACCTTCTGCACCGCTAGTCATGGTTTCAGCGACTAAGCCAATAGTGCCAAAAGAGGTAGCCTCTACATTAGCCCTAGCTAATCTGACGGCTACTCGGTTGCCTTGTGCCCCTGAAATATAGACTGCTTGACCCTTAGTTAAGGTTGTACCGCTATCGTTATAGACTCGTGCAAATTCTTGCGTACCGACTTGCAAATTAACATTGCCACCTTTCAGGGCAACTATCGGCACTCCATCGCCATCATCCCAAGACATTGTGCCAACAGTTGTAGGTACAGTCGCAGGTGTTGTATCAAACCCAACAGAATTGACATTTACAAGATTTCCATTGTCATCAAGGGTAATAGTTGAATTTTGTATTAGTTTGCCAGTAGTCGTATCAAATCTAGCTACTGCATTGTCTGTAGCACTTGCTGGGCCAACTACATCACCACCCAATGATGGGCTTGTATTGGTAATAGTAAAGTTAGGATAAGTGCCACTTGTGCTTATGCCTGTACCAGCGTTTAGAACTACAGTTTGGTCAGGAGCAGTATTGGTTACAGTAACAGCACCAGTTGAGCCTGAAACGCTAATTCCTGTGCCAGCTACCGCAGAAGTTACGCCTGTATTGGTTACAGTAAAAGCAGGATATGTACCTGTTGCCGATATACCAGTTCCGCTTGCAATACTAACTGTTTGGTCAGGTGCGGTATTAGTAACTGTAAAGTTAGGATATGTACCGCTAGTTGATATACCTGTACCTGAGTTCAATACAACTGTTTGGTCAGGGGCGGTGTTTGTAACAGTAATTGAGCCTGAAGTAGTAATTGGGCCACCCGATACGCTTATTCCTGTACTAGCAGTTAAATCTACGCTAGTAACTGTTCCTAATGGGTTTGTAGCCCATGAAGTATCTGTTCCGTTAGTCGTTAAGTATTTGCCTGTATTGCCTGTCTGAGATGGGACTAAGGCATTAAATGCAGCATTAGCTGTAGTTTGCCCTGTACCACCATTGGCTATATCTATAGTACCTGTTAGGGTATGGTCAGCGTTCCAATCGCTAGGGCGTACAAGACTTGTATCTGCATCATCAGGAATTGTGCTGACTTTACTGTGTTTTACTGTAATAGCCATTATTGAACCCCAACAATCTTGCCATTCTCATCTCGTACTACTTGTTTTGGTTGGTTTAGTCTGTCAATTAAAGCACCTAAAGTTGCTGTCATGTCTTGATTACCTTGTGCAATAGCGTTGGCTATGGGGGCTAGGGGGTGTTCTTGTGCCCGTAGCATATCCTCATCCATTGTGTATTCTTCAGCGATTCCCTCGCCACTATCTACACCTGCGGAAATACGAGCCGTTTCAATCTTAGCCCCGTTATTGATATAAGCAAGCAAGAGTTGGGTATTACGCTCAGTCATCATCTTCATCTGAGCTAACTTCATCTCCATCTCTCGGTCTTGAGCATTACGCTGTTCTTCAAGTTGGAACTTAAGTTGATTCTCTTGTGCCTGATATTCCTGTTTAGCCTTTTCAAATTCAATTTGAGCAGCCATCTTTTGCTGTTCCAGTTGTACCGACATCTGCATTTCTTGCATCTTAGCCTGAGTCTGAGCCTGAATCTTTTGCACTTCAGGTGGGGGTGGCTTGGGTTGGCCTTCCATCGCTTTAGCTTTATTTCTAAATTGGTCGGCAGTTTCATCAATAAGCCCTTCCATACCTTTACCAGCCTTAAACGCAGT